AGCACCATTGTGCGTGACTTGAAAAATGTTCAAAGGAAAAGGAAAAAAGTAAAGAAGTTTCCCGATAAAGGCTTAAGAACATCTGATTTTATAGACAACCGATAGATTCCATGAATCCTATTTGTTTTCTATTAATATTGTGACTCTTTAATTTCTTCGGATAATCGAAATATTGCTCCTGATTATTTTTTTCAATATGGATTGAATATGGAATAGTTTTCACTATCTTTGCAATGTAACCAGGAGCTTGATGGCAATAAATATTGTCATCAGGCTCTTTTTTTATTGTCATATCGTGGCAATGGATTTAAGTAATTCTGCAACAATGACGCAAGTAAATAGACATATCTTTGGAACAATATATTTTATAATCAAGACAAAGTAATGAAAGACGTAATTTACAATTTTATCAACGAGCACATGATGATACACATTGTACTGATAGCCTTGTGTATCGCAGCCACTATCGGCGCAATGTTCGTGGATCTGGTCTCAGGAATAATGAAGGCCAAACAACGCGGGGAGGCAAGAACATCCACGGGGTATAAGAAAACAGCCATCAAGGCGAAGAAGTATTTCACTCCATTTATAGAGTTGTGCTTCATTGATCTGTTATGCTGTGTGGTTATCCCCTTTCCTGTTTTTTCAATGATTTGGACGGGTTACTGCATTTTCTGTGAGTTTAAATCAGTTCGTGAAAAATCATGGGAGAAAGCGGAGTTGCGCAAAGCAGAAAAGACAATGAGTGTGATCATCGAGAACAAGGATGATATTGCCAGGATGGTGGCTCAGATACTGTTTGATGAGGGACAGGGGGCAATCAGTAGGAATAATGAAAAACCGGCCTCGCCAGACCGGTAAACTCAGTTCTATTACATGAAAAAAACATGCTATGTTTTTGTGCAAATATAGCTATATTCTTTTTATGAAAAAACAAAAAGGAGGATAAGAAATGAAGTTTTTTACGATTGCGGAACTCTGCAAGTCAACGACTGCTGACCGCTTGGGTATCAACAACAGATGCAGACAGGAGCATGTGACTGCTCTGACTGCCTTGGTAGATAATGTGCTTGATCCGTTACGCACATGGTGGGGAAAGCCAATAACAGTAAACAGTGGCTATCGCTGTCCGGAACTTAATGCGGCCGTTAGGGGAAGTAAGACCTCGCAGCACATGAAGGGGGAAGCTGCTGATATTGACACTGGAGACAGACAGCAAAACAAGCTGTTGTTTGAATATATCCGCAAGAACCTGCCCTATGACCAGTTGATTGACGAGTCTAACTTCGCTTGGGTGCACGTCAGTTATCGGGCTGACGGAAATAACAGGATGCAAGTTCTTAAGTTGTAGACTATGTTGGCTAAGGTTATGAACTGGGTAAGCCGGCATATTTTGCTGGCTCCCTTCATGTGTCTGTTCCTGCTGTTCGGATCATGTGGCAGCTCGCATAAGGCTGTCAAGTCAGACACTAAGATTATACAGAAAGATAGTACACGTGAATCTGTCAACATCGTACACGGATCAAGTACGTCTTTGAGCGAACTCATTACCACTAATGGCAACTATGTGATTGATTTTCGAGTTTATGACACAAGAAAACCGCCCGATAGCCTGACCGGGAAACCTCCGTTATTGGCGGACGGGCAAATAGAGGGAAATTTCAATCAGGCAAAAGACAAGAAATCGGTTATAAACGATACTATAAAACTCAATGCCGACAAGAAACGCTCTTCCGATATCCATGAGAAAGAGTACACTGAAATGATGAAGGATAAAAGAGAATCCAAATTGCTTGAACAAATAGTTCTGGCATGTGTTAGTGGGGCAGTTCTTGTTGTTATCGTACTGGCGGTGGTCAGGCGACAACGTGGAAACGATTTCTTATAATAAGACTTTAAATTTATGATTAAGACTTCCCTGCTTGTGATAAGTCGGGAAGTTTTTTTTATTTCCATGAACAATTCGGTTTTGCCTGTGTTTGTGTAACCATACTGATTATTGTTGCGCTGTTGGCGAAAAAAACATTGGCGTAATAATGATTCCTCATAATAAAACTTGAAATTCATAAGTTGAATACTCTGGCTCGTGATGAGTCGGGGTGTTTTTTTATACAATTGTTATCGAAATTTATATAGCAAAAAATACAATTTTCCAATAGGATTATATATATTTGCAATTGTTACAGTAGTACTTTTATGTCGTAACGCCGATGTTTATATGGTGTTGCGACACTTTTTTTGTCAAAACACCAATGTATAATTTAAATCAAATAAATTATGAGAAAAGATTTATCTCAAATTATTGGTGAAGCAACAGAGAGACTTCCCAAGCAGGAACAGGTAATTGATGATTATTGGTCAATAATGATTGATGACGGAATTGGTGGTGTGGTAACCGTAACTTTTATGAAGTATTATTATGGATGGAATCTTTATTCGACTAATTATTAAAAATGTATGTCCCAGCCGTTATAGCTGGGACTTTTTCTATTAGCTACGTTGAAATATAAATCTTATAGGTAATCTTGAATTGTTTTATCTTCAGATATATATCCAAGTTTTTTATTTTTGTCTAATAGAGTAATTGCCAATCGGAAAAAATCCTGTGGAGTTTCTGACCATTCGGATAAAACTTCTATTAAATTTTCCATATCAGTAGTTTTGGCTTGTCTAGAATCTCCATGCCTTATTCCTTTTTTATCTTTTTCTTTATGTGATAATAGAATACAAACCAGCTCTCGAATAGGCTTACTTATCTCATTGTCTTTGGGCAAAAAACTGTTTAAAAACTTTTGAATATTCCCATAATATAAATCGTAAGATTTTTCAGGGTCTTGTATTGGTACATCGAGAATCTTAGCAATATCTGTTGGGGCTGACAACTCATCAAACAGGCTAGGTTCTTGTTGACTGTTGGCCGCAACAATTTTATCTACAGCACTTATTAAATCTTCTAATTTCTTTTTTGAAAGTTCCATAATTTAAATATTTAGACAGATATACGAAATAATTCTTTTTTCATTTTATCAATTGCTCCATTAAGCGAATGTTTGGGCACAGCGTCAAATTCAACTCGACGAACTGCAATGTCAGAGGATTTCAACATTCCTCCATATTTAGCAAATTCTTTGTTCTTTTTTTCGCCCTTAGGTAAGGTTTCTAAATATATGCCATATAATATACTTACATCCACATTAAGTTTATTTGCTAATTGATTCATTTTATATGGCAGGGCTACAATTCTACTCAACTCTTTTTGTATAGTCGGATTAACTAATGCATCTAATGCAAATTTATCTGCACGTTCTTCATTCAATAATAGTTCTGGATTTTCAGAATCAGATATATGATATAGAAGATTCTCTAATATGTCAAAATCATTTATGACATGATATAATTCATGCAATAAATTAATCCATAGCTTATGATATTTTTTATTCATATCAGTAATAACTATACATGGCTTACCTTCAAGTATCATTGTAACGCCGAATGCTCTAGTGCCAGATATATACGGTTGGGTTAGAACAGTGACTCCCAATCTAAAAAGAATTAGAACAACTTTTTCATATCCGTGTACTTTGTCCAAGGTAAATTCACTTATCCTTTTTAATAATTCAATTAATAAATCACGGTTATATTCGTACGGATTATTAATTTGCGAAAAAGAATAGATGGAACATTTAAGCCAAAAATCATTCATCTTCTTTTCTTTCTCTTGAGCAACAAATGCTTTTGACTTACTGAAAAGTGTTGGCATCAATGACGTATCGTCATATTCATAAATGGATTTAAAGTTAAAAAAGTCACAAATCTGTTTCTCATAATCTTCAATTTTTGACCTTGATTTAATGATTCCTATTTTTTTTAATGTTGGTATATCAAAATTCCTTAGCACATAAGACAATCTTTCAGACTTTTCAATATTTGCCAAATCCTTTTCGCTAACTTCTTTATTATAAGCTGAAACAAGTTGAGCTTCTGTGATATCAAGCAATTTCATAACCTTTATAGCCTGATTCAGCTTCAACTCGTAATTCCCTTTTAAATATTCAGAAAAGGAATCTTTATTTATACCTATTTCTTCGGCAACGGCAGTTACTGCAACATCGCTTTCTATTAATAATTCATTTAACATTTCTCTCAAAGATTTATCTTGAGATACCGTATTGAGGGTCGTTTTTTTTATAGTTACATACATAAT